CCAGCCGCCTGCTCGAGAGCAGCGCCGATCATGAAGTTGACGACTTCCTGTTGCTGTTCGCTCAGAGAGTCGTAGACGTCCTGAACCGTCATGGTGCCTGCGTGCTCGACGGTGTCTTCTTCTTCCTCGCCGTCGTCTGTCTGGTCTCCGTGCTGGAGGGTCAGACCGGTATAGATCACGGCCTCGTCCTCAAGCGTCTCGACCTCAGATCCCGAGTGCTGGACTCGTACGAAATCGATGAGCGCCCCTGGGTTCGCCCCGGAAAGAACCAGACTGACTTCGCGAATCATCCCGTGCAGAACCTGCTTGGACTTCTCGACCAGCTGGTTCGCGTAGATGGAAAGCGCGTTGATGTCCTTGTGCTCGACCAAGGCCTTGGCGGTCTGCCCCTGCTTGGTTTCGTTGAAGAAACCCTGGGCGTAGATGCTTCCATCCTTGGCCGAAAGCATGACGTGACCGAGAATGTTGTCGGGACTGTCGTGGCCGTGCTGCCAGACGAGAGGCACCCGCTTGCCGTCCATATGACTGAACGCGTTGGAGCCAATGGTCCTGCCGTCGGAGCACTTGAGACCAGCCTTAGTGGCGAATCCGCTGAAATCAGCTTCCATTTTGGCTGTTGTCTCCCTTCGGTATTGTTGGATCTGAAGTCACTGGCCCCGACGGAGCCGGCATGTTGTTGTTCTTGAGTTGATCAGCTTGCGGATCCTTCGACGGTTTCCAACCGATCGCAACTCGAATGTCGTTTGGAGAAGCGATCAGGTTTCTGGTGAACTTGTCAGCGATCTCGGCAACTTCGGTGATCGGAACTAGGCGGAACGGATCACGGAAGAACATGATCGACTGATTCTGCGAGCGAGCGGTCTTGGTGAGGAAGGTGCGCCGCATCGCTTCGACGATCGCAGTCAGAATCGGCGCGATCGTACGATTCATGTAGTTGAGCATTGCCTTCTCGTCAGCTGTGCCATTCATTACTTCTTCGGTCAAGCCCAGCTGGCTGTAGAGCATGTTGGTCAGGTACTCAACTTGCTTTAGTAGGTTGTTCTCAGCCGGTCGATTCAGCTGAGTGATCTTCTCGGTTCCATCTGTGTAGGCAATGCCGTACTGGCTGCCCTTCAGTTGGAACTCGATGTCCTTACGTCGCTGTTCAGCCTGCTGCCTCCTGGCTTCAGACTTGATGACGTAAGGTAGCTGGATGATCATGTCCAGCTTACCAGAACTAGACTGCTCGTCGACGGCGTCCAGAAGGTTGAGTTTCCGGATGAGCCTCTGAAGAGTGGAGCTCGTCTCGTTCATCACCGTGTAGAGCGGATTTTCGACGATAGCGACGAACTTCTTCTCGAGAGTGATCTCTTCACGCCGACCTGTTTGGTCGTTGTACAGACTAACCCTAACGTGTTGGGGGAACCAACCAACGACCTCTCCGACACGAAGGGTTCTGATGTCGAAGCTCCCCGAAACCGCTGGGTTGATCGTCGTATCGACTGGAACGATCGCTGCGACTCCTCTGTCGAAGAGAGTCAGAGCTATGTCTTGTCTGAATGCCGTAGCCGCCTGATCGATGTTGGCTTCGAGCGTCAAACAAGTGTTCAATCCGCTGTCGATGTCATCCACATACCGTCGAGCGTCATCGGTTCGAACGTGTCGAACGTCGATCGCCGATACATCGATGCTCAAACGAGCGTAGATCGAAGAAATGATCGATCTTTCGTTTGAAATGTTCAGTCGAACACGGTCCGGTCGAGTTCCGTAGGAAGCGCCACCGCCGTACGACTTGAACTGTGCAACGAGGTCCATGTTCAAGAAGGCGTTCCACGCGTGCTTCAAACGTGAAGTAAATCCTGCCATGCGTCACCTCCCTCCTGGAATATGGGGCGCGAACGCCTACTTCATGGTTGTGATCTTGTGGACTCCACCACGACTCTTGGTTAATTTGAGGGGTTTCTTCATCCCGATGGCGGGGATAGAAGCTCTTCCTCGGTTCGTTTCAGCGCGATTGTGGATAGCCTGAGCAGCTTGTGGGCCGAATTCCCCAAGCACCAGAGGAACTACCACCACGCCTACTGCAAGAACTCCTTTGCCCACATTCAGAGCAATTTCACGACGGATTGCTTGTTGGAACGTCTTTCCCGAGTGTAGCCGGTTATTAATCCGGCTCACGCTACCCACACCAAACCTATCAGCACTCTCAGCAGACCTAGCCTTGGTCAACTCTGGGTGTGTTGACAAAGTGGTTGCTGAACGCACGCCCCAATGCATTCCTTTGACGCCGTGATGCTCCATCACCTCATCGAACGTCATTCAAACGCCTCCTTGTGGGCTTTGTATGCTATATAAGCATCCATCAAGGCTGCTACGTTATCGATCTTTTCCTCTTGACGCTTCTTCAGGAGTTTACGGTTTCCGTTCGTGTCCTCGAGCGTGATCGCGTTACCCATAGCGAAAGACATCAGGGCTTGATCGAAGAACAGCATTCGCTCTTCGCTAAGAATCTTGATCTCTCCAAGAGGGACCGATTCAGTTCTTGCACCCTGAATGACTTTTTCGATACCAAAAGGACCGTTCTCAGCTTCCCAGCGAGCGACGAATTCCTTGGCGTTGTATGGGTCGAAGCCTAGCGAACGAACGTCGTAACTTTTACTCTCGATGAAGGCGTCAAGATCCTCATACACCTCCATCATGTCAAGGATGGTTCCTTCGAGAACGTGCAGACTTCCCTCGTTGATGAACTCGTCGTACTTCGCCCTCATGGCGCCAGGCAACTTCATCAATGTCAACGAAGTAATGTAGCTTCGAGTCTTGACGCCGAATCCTTTTCGCAGAGGAAACAGAAAGGTGAACGCACAGAAGTCGTCACCTTGCGAGAGGTCGGCGCCAAGCGCACAAGGGAGTTCCCAGAACTCCTGAGTGCGATGAGGGATCGTTTCCTCGTAGGTGAAGTAGTACGTGTAACCCTCCATCGGGATTCCAAAACGCTTCGCTAGGATGTCGTTTCGTGAGGCCGGCGCCTTCTCGGCCCGTTCGACATCCAATTGGTACGTTTCGTACGTGACGGTAAGCCCGATGTTCGGATTCGCCTTAGGCCACATCGCAGGATTACCGACTTCTTCCAACTCATCCAGTTTGTAGTGCCAGATCGAAACATGGGGCGCAAGGTAGTCCCCTCTCAGAATGGTGGCTAATTCCATTTTGATGGTATCGCCAGAACCGTTCCGAACTGTTCCCTCTGAACTGATGGCGATGATGAGCCAGTCGTCCAACTTCGAAGCGCCTTGTTCAACTGCTCCGACAACGTCTTCTCGAAGATCCCCAGAAAGCCATTCGTCGATTGTAGAGACTTTTGGACGAAGACCCTGGAGCTTAGGGATAGCCATTGGACGAACTTCAACCAACGAACCGGTGAGGAAGTTCTCAACACCCTTCTTAGTTGGCGAAAGTTTCTGACGAAGGAATCTGGACCCCGTCGTGTTCTGCAAAGAACCCTCGGTGAGGAACTTGAAGAGAGGCCCTCTACTTCTGGTGATGGAAGTCCGGATAGGCGACATAACTTCGTCGGCCTGTTTCATTGTTGGCGCTGTGGTGATCTGATGCGTCGTCGAAGTGTCGACATTCAAGAAGTAATTCTGGATGCACGAAGCGTACATCGACTTGGCAGCACCTCGGGCGATGATGAGGTACTGCTTCGTGGTGAGTCTCTTCTTGATAGTCTTCTTTACGTATCGACCGCCATGATTTTTTGGTGACGGAACGTAAACACTTCGCTCTTGATAGTAGTACCAGCCGAAAATCTGCTCAGCCCAGAGCTTGAAGGATGGAAGTAGATGGAGGTCACTTCCATCCGTCAGCGTCAGTTCATTTTCGCAGTACAAGACGAATCCGTCGACAGCCTTGTCGTCGTAGTAGATGCTCGGATTGGCTATCAGCGCATCAATGCGATTCATCTCCATAGCAATCTCCCGATTTACAGGGATCTCACCACGGAGTACCGCGTCACGAAACTGACCGTAATAGATCGGTGTCGCTTTGTTTGATAGCGCCACTTACCAACCCTCCCTTCTACGCTGAGGTCTTCTTCAGAAGACTTCCGACTTGTTTTCCGGCGGTGTCGTTGGCGACTCGAGTGATCTGATTCTTTCCGACACCCACCAGTAGGTCGACGACAAACTTCTTCGCCTGTGAACCTGGCTGGAGTGCGGAGAACTGCCGTTCCAAGTTCACTCGAGTGATGTATGCCTGCAACTCAGTGTTACTGAGAGCTTTTCGACCTCCGGACTTGGCCTTACCCTTGATCACTTGAACACTCATGTGATCTTGGGACGCTGGGGTTGCCAAAGAAGGCATACCTCCTCGAACGCCCCACTTCATCCCTTTGATTCCGTGATGGGCAAGGATTTCGTCGAGTGTTTTCATCAATACCTCCTTACTGCCACTTGACGCCGACCTTGGGACCGTTGTCCGAAGCAGAAGCCGCGAAGTTGGCTCCGAGTGCTCCGGAAACTCCGGTCTGAAGAAGCGACGCAGAGCTCTGGGTTCCAGTCGGAGAAGCCGTGTCGTAGACGTAGGGGTTGCTCGAGCCGATAGCTCGCAGGCTACAACTAGAAACCTGCCCTGTGACGGAAACCCAATACATCGTGCCCGTAGCAACGGCCTGAGGCGTCGACAAAGTCAGCTCTTTCGAACCGGTACTTGTGCTGTCGATCTGCCCGGCATCGTAGAGCAGACTGCTGTTTCCTGGGAAGCCGTCAGCACCTGCGGTTCGAATGCCGAGACGAACTTTTCCACCGGCTCCCGCAGCGGTTGTGACCTCGACCGACAAAGCGGCGATTGTTCCGCCGACTTCGACCGGCATTGGGACACAGAACTCGTTGTTGGTTCCCGTGGACAGAGTAGCCCCGACGAAACCGCTCGGAACCGACGACCACTTGCCTGACTTAGGGTGCAAACCTCCGGGAAGACCTTGTGGTCCTGTAGCACCGGTTGCACCCGTCGATCCGGCGGATCCTGTGGCACCAGTTGCACCTGTCGAGCCTGTAGCACCGGTCGAACCAGGGGGTCCAACCAACGAGGCGAGCCAGGCGGACTGAGTACCAACGAAACCGTTGGCGACAGCTACCTGATAGGCGTTGTCTCCGTCCGTTCCGTGCTGACCTTGGTCGCCAGTATCGCCTTTGTCACCTTTGGCGCCTGTAGCACCGGTCGCGCCCGCGGAACCTGCTGCTCCTGTGGCCCCGGTCGCTCCTGTTGCACCCGCTGATCCCGTGGCACCTGTTGCCCCTGGCGCCCCGACAAGAGAGGCCAGCCAAGCGGCTTGATTTCCGACGAATCCTGCATTGACTGCGACTTCGTAGGCCGAGAGACCATCAGTTCCATCCGATCCGATGACCCCATCGTCTCCTGGATCGCCTTTGTCGCCTTTCGGACCAGTCGCGCCCGTAGCACCTGTGGCTCCGGTAGGTCCTGTTGGACCAGTAGGACCAGTAGGACCTGGAACCCCTTCGAAAGTGGCATCGGCGATCGCTTGCGTGACGAGAGCGTCGACCTGATCGGAGCGAAGATAGTAGATAAGATCCACCCAGTGGTGAACCCCATCTCCAATCTTCAGCTTCCCAGTGTCGCTCTCGAGACCCGGTTCTCCCGCAGCCAGAATCGGATTGTGCGACGTCCATTCAGCAGCGAAACCCCGACGGAGTTGGAATCTGAATAACTGCATCACCCCTCCTAAGGAGTACCGCCATCGAGAATGGGCTCGAGCACTTGGATTCCGGACGGATCGGTCCAACCGGTGCCTTCCCGGTACGTGCTTAGACGCCACTCGAATTCCTTGATTTGGTTATGAGTAGCGTCGATCAGGTATGACGTGGTTGGAGGATCGAAAAGCAGACGAACCCTGAGATACGTGTATGTCTTGACTGGATTGAGGCGAGGATCGCCACCAGTGAAGGCGTCCCACGTGGGCGTCGCATCTTCGATCTCGAAACCGTCTTCGGGACCGATGCCCAACTGGTTGAGCGTTCCGAAGACCGTGTTGATATGGATCATGATATCGAAATCGAAGGCTTCGTAACTTTCGTCGATACCCAAAGTCTTCTTTACGCTAGTTAGGATGCTTGGCGAGCTCACGTGAGACACCTCCCTTGGGTGTGGCTAGAACCAGCCTTCGTTCAGACGACGCTGAAGGGCGCCGACGACCTCGGACTTCGGCTTGGAAATCACGCCGTCCTGCGGAGAACCGAGGTAGCGCTGAAGGGCACGGATCGTCCTCGGGCCGAGCTCTCCGTCTTCAGAGAGACCCGAGTGGATCTGGTTGTTGATGCGCCGCTGGACTGCCAGGATCAGGTCGGACTTCGGCGTGCTGATCTTGCCGTCCACCGGAGTCTTCATGACCTGCTGCCATCGAGTGATGGTCTTGGGCCCGAGCTCCTTGTCGACGACCAGCAGATTGGGCTGTGGAGCACCGATCACGATCACACCGCCGGATCCACCGAGACCGGCCAGATGCCAGTTGGTACCTCGGATGCTGTCCGCGGCCTGCGTGAAGTCCGAGTTCACGTGGACATGATCGTAGTGCTGGTTGCTGCCGTTGTACTTGCGAGTGACGAAGCCGTCACGACGATGCCAGATCCGACCGGCGTAGATGAAGTACCTGATCCACCACATCGTGCCCGAGCGCGCGAGACCGATCCAGAGCTGGACCACCTGCTCCATCGTGACGCCGTGATCATCGTTCAGGTTCTTGTCGAAGTCGGCCGCGCGAACCTCGTCCACGCCGTCGTGGTCGTCGTACTCGGGGTTGCCGGTCTCGTCCGGGTTGTGACTCGAGGCCGAAGCCTTGTGTGAGAGATCGCTGATCGTACCTTCGGCGCCCTTGGCTCGATTCGGGAAACGATCGTTGAGCTGATCGCGACCCTCGAGCAGATTTGGAACTACCACCCAGCTCATTCGCCAGACACCTCCTTCGGTGCATCGTCGAGCGCCAACCAGTCGTGGTTGAGTCCATCTCCCCAGGGATCGGGAAGCTCCTCGCCGATGTTGTCCTCCGGGTCTTCTGTGTGACCGTGTGGGTCGAGTGGAAGACCGCTCGCAGTCTCGTCCATTTTTCCTCCTTCGATTACCACAACTTTGTGTCGCCTGGTTTACGTTCGACGAGAGGTCTTCGAAGCAAAGTCTCGTCGCCGTAGTGGATGGCGTTGTGGGTCATATGAGCGACCGCGATTAGGAACTCGGGGTCGAGTATGGCTGGGTCTCCGTTGGAAAGATCCGCCGCGGACATCGGATTCATGTGATGGATCGTGATCCGGTCATGAACCTCGTAATCCCGAACGCCCAAGTCACATCCATTGTCTCGGACAATGACGTGGTCTCTAATCTGTTTCCATTGGGCGGATCG